AGGAGAATCACAATGGCAGGAATGAGCGGAGTAGCAGGAAATGTAGCAATGACAGGTTGTATCGGTGGAATCATCAAGTCATGGACAGCAAATTTCACACGAGCAACGACTGACATCACAGGTTTCACGAATGCGGCACGCAATCGAGCGATCGGCATTCAAGATGTCACTGGCTCATTGACAGGATCGATCGACGACACGCTCATGCCCTTGCTTGGAATAGCATCGACTTCTGCTACCTCGCCAGTCACATTGACCTTGACGGCACAAGGCGGCAACACGATTGCATTCCTTGCGCTCATTGACTCGGTCACTTTGGGAGTCGCAGTCGATGGAGAAGCAACCTTTTCATGCAATTACGCCATCGCATCAACTGCGACCGCATACACGAGCGCAGTCACGACTAGTGTTTGGTCTTGAGCGAAGAATTCAATCCATTCGCAGGTCGCAAGGAAAACCCTGACGATTTGCGGGTGGAGTTTGTCTATCAAGAGAAACAGTACGGTCGATGGGTTGGCGCAATGGAACGCAAGGATGCGCTGCAATTTGTCATGCTTGCTGAAAACATATCGCCATCGTTGAGGCGTGATCTCGTGCGTGTTACGATCAAGACTCGAAAGGAACTCGCACGATGGAAACCAACAAACCCAAAGCCCGCCTGGTAGCAATCGGACGGCACATGCTCTCTTGTCTCTCGGCAAACGACTACATCGAGATCGGAGAGCGCAGGTGGCACGCACTGCACAATCGAGCGCAGGAGATGCTCGAGGACTCCCGTGCTGACTCGACGCAGCGGGTCGAGTGCATGAAGACGATATACGACCTACGAGACCGCACGACGCAACTTGCGATACAGCACGGCGCAACTCTTGAAGGTGCGCTCGAGGTCATCGAGCACGCATGCAAGAAGGCAAAGGTTGACGGCAGCGAGGCCATTGCGCTGATGCAGCCCGAGGTTGTCGTATCGACTGCGCTGGCGTTGTTCGGCATCGATCTCGATGCGGAGTCCTCAAGCCCAAAATGACAGCGGGGAGCGGCGACCTCGACTGGCATTCGCTCGCCGCATTTGTTTCGCATTACGCTCCCGGCTCGACAGATCCGATGGAGTTGCCCGTCGATCGACTGCTTGCGATCGCCCACGCAACGAGTGCGCTGCTTGTGCGCAACGCAGAGGCACAAACGCAGAGCATGCGTAGGATGAGATAGCACTATGAATCCATCCATCGAAGTACAGATCACGGCGAGACTCGACAAACTTGATGCCGCTTTGAAGGTGGCTGAAGCGAAGGTTGGCTCAAGTGCCGTGACGATGGGCAAGGCGGGCGAGCAAGGCGGCAGTCAGTTCGCTGAAAGAATGGTCGGCAACATGGCAAAGGGCTTGGCAATGGGTGCGATCTCGAATGTCCTTGGCAATGGAATCTTAACTGCGATTCAAGGTATTAACGCAGGCAAAAGCGGCGAACAGATCGGCATGGAGATTTCTAAAGGGATCATCGACGGCGCAAAGAGCATTCCAGTTGTCGGAACAGTTGTCGCAATCCTTGACGAAATGATCAACGGAATGGATCGACTTGCCGAGGCGGCACATGATCGAGCGGCTGCTGTTGCAAATTCTTTTCGACAGGCTTTCTCGGACATTGCAAAATCAAGCGAAACGACATTGCAAGCAGTGATAAGAAAAACTCAAGACATATCGGCAAAAGGCGATCCAGCGCAGCAAGCAAAACTAAACACGCAAAGAACAATTGAAGATGCCAAAGCAGCTCTAAAGCAGATCGAAGACGAAAAAAAGATATTGCGTGATAAGGCTGCATCGACTGAAGCAGCAGCAAACAAGGCAGCCATTGCTGACAGAGATGCACAAAGATTTGAGACAATGGATGGCAATGTAGAAGGTAGAAAGAATGACGAAAAAATAAATAAAGTCTTGGCAGACCGAGTCCGAGATGCTGCATCAACACGACTGGCTGCTGAGCAAAGCATTGACAAAATAAAAGTCAAGAATGTTGAAGCACTAAATGAGCAAATTCTTGTCGCCGAACAAGCAGGTGCTGAAGATCAAAAACAAATGCAGCAAGAAAAACTTGCAAAATTTGCTGAGATGCAAAAGACTGCAGCCGACAAAGCAGCAGCCGTCAAGGCCGCAGCCGACAACAAGGCAGCAGCCGAGGCAAAGAAAGCGGATGAGAAACAGAATAAAGACAAGTTCGACGCTGCAATGCAAGCGCAGCAAGACATCATCGATGCAAACAAAGAAGCGCAGGCACAGATCGACAAGATTGGCCGAGTAGACCAACTCGCAGGACAGGCAGCGCAAGGCATGATCAACAGCGGGCAAACTGCACTCGGTCAGTTTAACTTTGCGCAAGAAGGCGCAGGTGCAACTGCGCTCGACATGGCGAAGAAGCAAGTAGCGAGCCTCGAAATCATCGAGGCAGCAACTCTGGAACAGGTCAGACTCACAAAAGAAAACAAGGGCTTCCTATGAGTGATGTCTACGAATTAAGCACAAGTCGTAAGTACATGAACAACGAGGGCAAGCCTCGTGCGGAGCGACAGTTTGTCGTTGTCGGCGCAGCGACCGAAGGCGATGTTGTTGCGCTGCTCGGAACAACCTTGCCAGGCGAACTTGAGAACTATCCAAACGATGGTGCGCTGCCATACGACATGCTGGCATTTGACTACTCGATCACGAAAGATCCGAGCGCAGTCTCGACATGGCAAGTCACGATGCGCTATCGAGCGGAGATCGGCGCAACGCAAGCATTCAACAATCCAACATCGCCTGATTTGAGTCCAACCGAGGTCGGATATCGCACCGCTCGACTCTCGATGCAAGCGGAGTTCCGTGACTTGTGGCGTGAATTCTCATCGGTCACAGCACTGCAAGCGGTGGCGAGTGGAAACTACACCGTAACAGATATCGGCGGCAGTTCAATTGATGCAGCAGGCATTCCACTCTCAACGCTTGTCTACAAGCAGGAGTTTTCGATCCTGATCACGGACTCGCTGCTGCCTGATGCGCAAGCCATCGCAGTGCAGATCGGCACACGCAACGCATCGACATTCCTCAACTATCCTGCAGGCTCGGTCGTGTTCGCAGGATGCAACGCCGAGACGATTCCCGAGGTCGGGCGCAACTCGATCGAGTATCGATTCATCTACGATCAGGCGTATCATCAGATCCAGTATCCCGTGAAGGGAAACAACGGATCGCCGATTCTCGCAACGGCAACAACAACGACAGCATCAGGAACAATCCTTAAGGGCTCGGCGGAACTGGTCTACTTCAAGCAGCCGTTCAAGTACACAAGCAATTTCAACAACCTCTCGCAATACTTCACAGGACTATAAAACATGGCAGACGAAATCAATATCTCACTCAATGTCGATGTCATATCGGGCAACTACCGTGCATCGTTTCGACCAGGCACAATTCAGCCTGACATGGCGACGATCAGAGGTTCGGACTTGGTGCAGAACATTACGACTGCAGCATTCCAAGCACTTGGCATTGGCGCAAGCGTCAACGCAGGCGGGTACTTTTGGTTTCGCAATTTGGACACGAGCACAAGCGTGACATTCAATCCGTCAATTCAAATTGCAATGGGCGCAACAAACGGAGCAGGAACTTCAACACCGTTCCTCAATCTTCGACCAGGTGAATTTGCGCTCGGTCGCTGCGTGACAACGACGATGTGCGCTTTGTCCTCGACTGCCACCGCCAATCTGCAGTTCGGAATCATGTCGGCATGAAACTCCCACGCTTCACCAGCGGGAGCATCGGCCGACTCGACTACAAGGCACTCAATGAGGCGTTCACTGCCATCGAGAAGATGGACGGGCGACCGCAGGACGGCGGCTCGTACGAAGGCGCACATCGTGAGTCCTTTATTGCCACGATCACGGGGCTCATGACCGACTCGCTCCAAGGCGCATATCAGACAACTGGACAGGGCACGCTGTTCAAGACCTATGTCTACAACTGGAACGAAGTGGACATCTCGTACGGTCTCGAAGGAGCGGGCTCGGGCGTAGGTGTCAGTGATCTGCAAGGCGCACGAGGCATTGACTATGCAAGCGGCGTGACGATCACAGCACCTGCATCGTATTACCCTGCGATCGACTTTGCTCCGTATCGACGGTTCGCCGCTGGCGATGTCGTGATGCTGACACGCTGCGCAGTCAAGAGCGGATCGACATACTCGATGATGTACACGATCACGCCGGTCTCGGCGGTCACTCCGTTCCTTGCAAGACTCGAGGCGGTCGTGACATCGGGCTCGGGTCGATACACATGGACAGGACTCTCTCGCAAAATTGAAGGAACGGTTGCGCTCAAGACGGTTGCGACGAACCTCTACGAGAAGAATCGCATCTGCACCCCTGGCGCAGCGACTGCACAATCGGTCAACGGTGCATCGTGGGACGGATCGAACTCGTGGGGACACGGCCAAGTTACGACTGGCGTGACGAAGTTGGATTTGCCCGTGGGTGCTGCAGGCACGGGTACGATCGTCGTCATGCACCAAGGACATATTCTCGAATCAACAGATGGGACTACCTTTTGGTTCTATTGCATCAGTCCGATCACTTGCGCATGAGGCATATATGAGCGTTCTTGCATTCTGTTGCTTGCCACCGTGCGGACTTTACAACCCGTGGGTCATGGGCGTGAGTGGCGACGGATACAAATGCGATGAGACACCTACACCAGGTCGCACAACACTTTCCATCGGTACGGATTTTGGGACGACAACATACGCATCATTCGATGGCACTGCTGGTCCTCAAGACCCGTGCAGATTCAACGGCATCAGTCCGTGGCAGAGAGACTTGGCGGATATCGACCCAACTGCAATCGACTACACGGATACTTGCGATGCGTATCCACACGGAGTCAATTATTGTTGTTGCGGTACGAATTCAGACTGCACTCCTGCACAGGGTGCGACGCAGTGCGAGTGGTATGCCAACGACAACCAATATCCTGGCTCATACTTCCCAGAGTTCAACTTGCTCTGCCTGAAGACGGGCATTGATATTGCGTCCCAAACAGTTGAGGAAACAAACTACATAGGCTGTTGCGGTAGTACCTATATGCAAGAAGCAAACTGTGGGCAGGTGGCTTGTGGCTGCGATTTGCTCTACGGCAACACAACTTGCAACAGATCCAAGATTGCGTACACCTTCGGCGATCCTTGCGCAAGCGGTGGTCCGTGCCCGCCGAATGTCGGATATCAATACTTCACAGGCGAGCCCGTTCTGACGACCTACTACTCCTTCGATGATGCAGTGGCTGCAGGTGTGATTGACTCGAATGATCCGCTTGGCGTTTATAAGAAAGCACTGATTTTCGAATCGCTCACAGGCGACACATTCACCGCTCGAGTTGTGCTGCACGATCACTATGTTGATACTTACAATGATCCGATTGATTTTCTTGGCATCAAGCAGGGCTATGCACTCGGTGCTGTACCTGACGACGATGTGACAACGGTATGGGGCAACTTTCCAAACGGACCATATTCGCCGATGAATGCAGGAGGCGGATATCAACCGTGGGTGACGATCACGCTCAACATGTTAAGTGGCACATACAACGGACTCACCTACACATATCACGGCTACGGCACTGCGCAACAGTTTCAAATTTGGGCGCAGTCGAATTGGGATCCGGTCATCAACAATGTCGTGCAGATCACGGGCAGCCCAAACTATTGGCTCGGGCTGCGCATCTCGCCAAAGGCACTCAATGTAGCAACGGGGCAGTACACGCCGTTTCATGAGTATCGGCGATTGATGACTCGGACTATTGGCTTGGGCTGGATGCCCGACAACTCCGACGATTTTCTTTTGAGCTCAACAAGTCCCACAGAAGTTGTGTGGACTGCGAGACATCAGCAGTTTTACACTTGGGAAGTTTTTACCACGATGCAAGATGTGAGAGTGCATGGCATGAGCATCGAGGCTTTGCGTGTTGCGACTGGTACTTGCTGCGATTTCGATCACTGCACCCGTACACGAATTTGGTGGGGAGTGACAGGTGCGGATGCAGCCGTTGCGCCATGCACAGTCACGAATCCGCTGATCGACACCTCTGGTACTTGTGGCTCTGAAGGTGCACCTTATATCACTCACAGAGATGATTGCGAATCGTCAAATTGTGCGGCCGTTCAACAGGCAATCGGTTATGACGGGTACTGCACTGGCACTACACGCAGTACTTGCTTTCCTTCGTGGTACAACAAGCCTATGGACTATGACTTTGTGCAAAACATCGACGACTTTGGATGCAGCGACAGCGCATGCATAATCCTCCCATGAACGAGCGAATGCAAACTGCTTTGGATCGCTCTCGCAATCGACCCGAAATGAATCGGCTACGACCCGAGTCGCCAAA